AGATTTTGAGGTTTGTAACGACCTTTACGAGGGTTTAGTTATGGACAATACCAAGTCTATTTTTGCGCAATCAGCTGGCGAAAATCTAAAGGTGCAAGAGTTTACGTTTGACGAATTAGGCTTAAACGCATTCGATTTCTTGCTAGAAATTTGTAAAACAATGGGTTGGGTTTTGTTTCAAAGGGACGGCCGATGGATTATTCAGCGCGCTATTTCTCGAAATATCAATACGACTGTTATTTATATACATGACTGGGATACCTATGCAGTAAAAGAAAGTTACGAAAATAGCGCTATTGGCTCGGCTGAAACTTGGTATTTACAAACAATTGCGGCGAATCCATATTCTGGAATTGCTTACGGTAATGGCAAATTTGTAGCGGTTTCTAATGGCTCTTTTAACTTACCTTATTCTAGCGATGGCATTACTTGGACCACAACAACGATTGGCTCTTATGGTTTATCTGACGTAATTTATGCCAATAACAAATTTGTAGCGGTTGGAGCCGAATTCTCTGGACTAGACCTAATTACAAATGTTCAAGTATCAACAGATGGAATAAATTGGACGCGTTACACGCCATTTACAAACGGTATTGCACCAAAAGCAATTACTTACGGTAACGGCTTATTTGTTGTGGTTGGCAATGGTGGAAGTAATAGATTAATGACCTCGACAGACGGCATCTCGTGGACTTTAAGAAGCGTTTTAGGTAACGACGATAGCTGGAACTCTGTTGCATTTGGTAATAATACATTTGTTGCGGTTGCAACTACTGGAGGCCAGCGTACTATGTACTCGACAGATGGAATTAATTGGACTGGAACTGGAACAATTTATGGCACTAAGGTAATTTTTGCAAACGGAAAATTTACAACTGGTAGAAATTATTCAACAGATGGCATTACTTGGACGGCTTCCGATTTAGGCGTTTCACCGTCACAACTTGCATTTGGAAACGGCATTTATACTGGTTTAATTTTGGCGTCTTCCAATGGTATTGCAATTAGTACGGACGCAATAACATGGGAAAGAATAACCATACCAGCGTTAAATACTTGGAATGCTTTGACCTATGCAGATTCAAAATTTGTTGCGTTGTCATCTAACGGCACTAACAGATTAATGGTTAGCTTTTCCAATGAAGGCCAAACTTTGGAAGTTGTAGGCGACCAAGACAATGCCGAAACAGATTGGATACCCGTACAAGGTGACCAGCTTTTGCAGTACCAAAGACCGATTAAAAAACTTACCGTAACCCAAGGCGACTTGGGGCAATCAGTTATTGCAAACGGCGAAAGCTTAAATGAGCAATCTTGGTTTTTGGAGGGGCCTTACAAGCCTTACGACTGGACAATTACGCCAGACCCAGATACGGCGGTAATCCAAATTTTTCCTAATAACATCCCGTCCCAAACTGGTTATGACGACGAACAAGGCGTAAGCTGGGACATTCGATTTATGCCTAACGGCGAGGAAACCGACCAGCCGATTACATCAAAACCAGTTTTCTTGGACTTTGCTGGCCTTAGTTTAGATTTAGAAATAGACATAAACTATGCAACGTCTTCCAGCGGTTTAGGAATTGCAATAAAGCACGTTGATTCTGGCGGGACCGACCGTTATTTAGGTACTACCATTGTCGGAAGCTTAAATCTTTTGGCATGGGATGAAGCCTACAATACTTTCGTTTTTTATTCGACAAAGGACGACGACACGCGTAAATTCAAACTTTCGTCTTTTGTATTGCCGACGGCTGGGTTTTTGTCAATCGAATTAAAATATTTCGGACCGACTGGCAACGCGGTTGTAACTGCGGCAAAGATAATTCCAACCTTTGAAGGGAAAAGAAATCCAAGCAGCGTTGCAAAGGTTTACGAGACGGCCCGCGCATATACAAGTATCCGAAAGGACGATTTAGTTTTTAGCGACCTAGTAATTACGGCGTCCAAAAACTGGCTAAGGATTGGCGAATTGCCAGCCATTGTGTTTGTAGAAAAATCCCTAGCGGCTACGCCTAATATTATTCAAGTGCCAAGCGGCGCGGTTACTCAAGTAAACCGATTAACGGATACTTTAGGGGCCAATACTTTGGACTTTACGGGCGGTGTTGTCAACGGTCAATATCAACGGCAATATGTTGCGGCCTCTGGCTTTACTATTTCAAGCACCTTTATTTTGGTCAATAGTTTAAGCGGAACTATTCCAACGGGTTCGCAAGTATTGCCAATAGTTACGACAATTTCCAGCACGCAAAGAAATCTAACCGTAACCTTTGACGATTACGATTACACGGGCGAGGCAAACGTACAAATTCAAGTCTTTTTAAAGGACTCTAATAATAACAATTACCAGACATCGACGTTTCTTTTGCAAGTCAACGCCAACGGGTCAATTACCTACTCGCAAACCAATATAACGTTTGAAAACCAAGCCTTATTAGGCGGATATTCGCCTACTTTGCGCGACTGCTATGCGCGTAATGTGTTGACGCTTTACAACGCTCTCAGCTATCGTTTAGAGGGGTCGTTTAGACGCAAAGGCGCGACAATTGGAAACGCTTATTTACCCGTTTCGCTTAATTACGCTGGTTACACTACGGTGCGAATGCAAGTAATTGGCTGGGAGTATGATTTTGCCACACGCGTGGCGCGCATTACCTTTGGACAAGTACCGACCGCATACGTTTACCCAATTTCCTAAAGATGGCAAATAGACGATATATAGATTTCCCAATTGCGTCAAGTGTTGGCGACTCAGATATTATCCTAATCTGGCAAAGCGGCGCGAATAAACAGACGACAAAGGCCACGTTTTTAAGCGGTTTACCCGAGAATTTAGACGAATTAAACGACGTTGCAATTAGCGGTTTAACCAACGGGCAAATATTGCGTTATGACTCGGTTACGGGCAAATGGGAAAACACAGACCAAGGCAACTTGGACCTAAACGATTTAAACGACGTTTCGATTGTTTCACCTAGTAACGGCCAAGTTTTAGTCTATAATTCCTCAACTAGTAGATGGGAAAACTCTAGCGGCGGTTATGTCCCTTACACGGGCGCAGTAACTACGGTTAATTTAGGAGCGCAAACAATCCAAGCGGGCAGTTTTGTAAAGGCTGGCGGTACATCGGCTCAATTCTTAAAGGCTAACGGCTCGGTTGATTCTACGGCCTATGGGACTGGTAGCGTCACCTCGGTTGCGTTAACTATGCCGTCGGCGTTTAGCGTTGCAAATAGTCCAGTAACAACGGCGGGAACGCTTGCGGTAACTGGCGCGGGAACAGTTGGCCAATACATTCGAGGCGACGGCAGTTTAGCGGATTTTCCAGAGTCTAGCGGCGGCGGTTCGTCTGTTAGTTATTACTTAAACGGCTCGGTTGCTCAAGGTACTATTGGCGGAGTTGCTTATAAGGAATTAAACAAGGTTCCAATTCTAGGTGCTGGAACGGATTTCACAATTAATGCAAATGGTTATATAGCTTCGTTTATTACGGACGCTGGCGACCCAAATTTATTGGAGATTCCAGCTGGTAACTGGAACTTTGAAACTTTCTTTAGCGCGTCAAGTGGTGGCGGCTCACCTACTTTTTACGTTGAATTATACAAAGTAAATTCGGGAGGTACTGCAACCTTAATCGCATCCAATAGCACGTTTCCAGAGTTAATTGCGTTCGGAACTAATGTTATTTCTTATTTCTCAACGCTTGCCGTACCGACAACGGCGCTAGCTTTAACCGATAGGCTTGCGATTAGATATTACGTTATTCATTCGGGACGTACAATTACGCTACATACTGAGGATAACCATTTATGCCAGATAATTACCACGTTTACGACTGGTTTAACTGCGCTTAATGGGTTAACGGCTCAAATCCAAAACTTTGCGGTTGGTACATCTGGAACAGACTTTGCAATTTCCAGCGCTACGGCTACTCATACGTTTAACTTACCGACTGCAAGCGCGACAAATCGAGGCGCTTTGAGTTCGGCGGATTGGACAACCTTTAACAATAAAACATCTAACCTTGGCACGGTTACCTCTGTCGGCTTATCCTCAGCGACTAGCGGCGTTACTATTGGCTCAACGCCAGTAACAACAAGCGGAACTATTACCTTGTCGATTGCAACGGCTAGCGGCTCTCAAAATGGCTTGTTATCAAGTACCGATTGGACAACCTTTAACTCTAAGCAGAACGCTTTGACTAACCCAGTAACGGGAACGGGTACGACTAACTATTTGCCAAAGTTTACGGGAAGTACTACGATTGGGAATAGTTCTATTACTGATGTTGATAATACTGCAATTGTAATTACAAAAAATGGAAGTTCTACTTCTAATCCAATATTATCTATTGTACCATCAACAACAAGTAATGCTTCAATTTTAAATTTAGATAATCTAGGTGCTGGAAGTTTTTATTTAGGACGAAGTAGTAGTTCAGGAGGTAATCCATTAATTAGTGTTGGTGCTTTTGATTCAGTTATAGGTCATACAGGCACTCAAAACTTTAATATCGTTACAAGTTCTCTTGTAAGAATATTAGTAGATGGGGCAACAGGTCTTTCTACATTTACCTCAACAAGTGGTAATGGTATTACAATTGTAACCAATGATGTGGCTACAATTAAAATGAAGAGTTCTACAGGTGGAACTAAAAGTTGGGGATTTGCAACAACAAATTTACTTGCAAATGATTTTGGTATTTACCAAAGTACAGCAGGTGGAGGAGACCCTATAAGTGCAGGTTCTCCTATTTTATATTTTAACGGCACAGGAGCAGCGACCTTTAGCAGTAGTGTGCAAACAGGTGGAGATATTTCACTTATGAATTCATCAGGAGACATAAGTCTTAAAATGAAGGATAGTTCGGGAAATGCTGATAGAGTATTAACAAGACAAGCAACCACTAACGATGTATATTTAGGAGACATAGATGCAAATGGTGGAAAAGCTATAATAAGAGCAAATGGTGAAAATTATTTAACAATCACCTCAGGCGGCAACGTCTTGATTGGAACGATAACAGACAACGGAGCAAGGTTGCAGGTTAGTGGGACGGCTACTATTTCAAGTACTTTAACTGCTAACGGTAATATATTTTTAGCAAATGATGGAACTTATGGTAGTAATTACATTACTCTTGGATTAGGTGGAATTTCAAATGGTAGCAATAGAATATTTGCTGGAACTAGTAGTGGTGTAGATGGAATATTTATAGCAGCAGCTACTGGCAGACCAATATCATTTAGAGCTGGAGGTGGTACAACTGACCATCTTATAATAGCCTCCACAGGCGCAGCTACCTTCAGCAGTAGCGTGGAAACTGTTGCACGATTTTCATCATCTGGTGATAGCACTATAATAATAGGAGGAAATGCTGCACAAGGTATTTCAAGTGGAGAACAATATATTACCTATCAAAACGGCACTACTAATTCTAATGCTTGGATGGTTGGAATGGATGATGGAGAAGATTGGAGATTTGCTTATGGTGCAGTAGGGGAAATTACAGATGCTAATTCTTTAATTAAAATAACTCAAAGCGGCAACGTCTTGATTGGAACGACAACGGATGCTGGTTACAAACTTGATGTAAATGGAACCAGCATATTAAGAGGAACATCTATTGTAACAAGTGCAGGAGGATATTCAACAGGATTAGTAATTCAGAATACAAATAATTCTTCAAATAATTTTAGCGTATTAACATTGCAAGCTAATACAGATGGATATCCAATTGTAGAATTTAAAGAAGGTGCAACTCAAAAATGGCAGATTTTTAACGATTGGGATAATGATAGTTTAAATTTCTATAAATGGGTTGGTACGGCTGGTTCAGTTCTATCCCTAGCCTCCACAGGCGCAGCGACCTTTAGCAGTACAATTGAAACCACAGGGATAAAATTCCCTGCAACTCAAGTTGCTTCAGCAGATGCTAATACCTTGGATGATTATGAGGAGGGGACTTGGACACCGACTGTAACGGCTGAAAGTGGTAGTTATACAACGATATTTAGTCCAAGAGGCACTTATACAAAAATAGGTAGGGTGGTAACACTAACATATTACTTTGAAGTAAATAATAAAGGAACAGGGTCAAATGCTTGTATTTTATCAAGCCTTCCATTTGCAAGCAAAAGTTCTTCTAGTGGAGATACTTATGTAGGCTCAGGAATACAAAATTCAAGTAATAACCCAAATCAAATAGTTTTAGCACAAAATTCAAGTTCATTATATATTTACGAAAATACAGGTGACCCAATTACTGCTACTTTACCAAATACAGGTACAATAACTTATATAACATAAAAATGGCTTTAACAGAAAAAACAATCATCGACAAAATAGAGGTACTTGAAAACAACTTTATTCAAGTAAGAACTGCAAACATAATCGAGAAGGACGGGGTAGAAATTAGCCGTACATTTCATCGCCATGTTGTTAATCCTAGCAATGACATCAGCGGAGAAGATGCCAAGGTGCAAGCGGTAGCAAATGCAATTTGGACTGAAGAAATTATAACTGAATATTTACAATCACAAAATAAAAACTCATGAAACCAATCGAACCGATTACAATCTGGAAAAACGGCGAAAGCCAAGAAGCTAATTTGCTAAATGCAATTATTATTAACGACAACTTGGCAACGTTTTGCTCGTTTTACTATTCGCTAAACGCAAGTGGCGAAGGTACGGAAGCAATGCCTTTGGTTATCGGCCAAACTTTAGCCGATGGTAACGTAACAATGGACGGCGATACTTATTTGGCTTGGGACGGCGACAATAATTTTGCCTTTTCTTACATTGCAGAGAAATTAAACTTAACACTAATAGCATGATTGTAAACCTAGCGATTGCCCTAACTGACATCGAGGGCAACAAAATTACAAACGAGAGCGGCGAGTTTATGTACTTGTCTAAGATGGTCGGAAACGCCTTATTTGGAGCCGAGGAAAAAGAAGACCCTATAAGACTTTACGAGTTAGCTAAGAAAGTTTACTATTCAGATGGCGACATGGAAATAAGCAAATCGGACGCTGATTTAATCAAAGACAAGGTGAAGGCCAAAGGCTTTACTGTGCTTGTTTTAGGGCCGCTTTACGAGGCTTTAAAAGAAAAGTAAGGTAATAGAGAGAACCGTTAGTTTGCGGATGTTTACAACCATAAAACTAGCAGACGTCATACTCTATTTAAGGCGCTAGAAATAGCGCTTTTTTTATTGCCTATAAATGCCTTATTTTTACTAAACGAAATGGATTAAACCAATGAATTTATTGCAAAAAGACGAAATAGGCGTACCATCGACATTAGTGGCGATTCTGGCAAATGTAACGCAAGCAATTGGCTTAGATTTAATCAACTTTGTGTTTACCATGATTATTTCGGTGCTTTCAATGGTTTATCTGGTTTACAAGATTAAAAACGAAAAGGCAATTTTCGAAAAGCGCAAAGATGAAAAAGGGAAGTAACTCAAATCTAAAGCCAACCTCTTTTGGCAAGCGTAGAAACGGCAAAGCTAAAAAGGCTTATTCCAAGAGTGAGCAAAAACCTAAAACTTATAAAGGGCAAGGACGATGAAACGATTTTTTAGCTGGGCAAAGGGATTTTTAAGCGAAAGCGGCGAAGCTTCTAGCAAAAGACTAGTTGGAGTTATTAGCGCAATTGCCTTGTCTTATACTCTTATAAGAAATCAAAACGAGCCGTTAGTTTATTCTGTTGCTGCTTTATCGGCAGCAGCTTTAGGAATTACCGCAGCTGAAAAGATATTTAAAAAAAACAATAATGAAAATAAGCCCGAATCTTAATCTAGCAGAAATTACGCGAAGCGATACGGCCAAACGTCATGGAATTGACAACACGCCAACCGCCGAGCATTTAGAAAATTTCAAGTTACTAGCGGACAAAGTATTTGAGCCAATCCGTGAGCATTTTAAAACGCCTATTTTTATTTCGTCTGGGTACCGTTCCAAAGCTTTAAACGCTTTTATAAAAGGTAGCGCATCGTCTCAGCATTGCAAGGGCCAAGCCATTGACATTGACATGGACGGGAGCAACGGCGAAGTAACAAATCGCATGGTATTCGATTTCATTAAAAACAAGCTGGATTTTGACCAGCTAATATGGGAGTTTGGAACGGATTTCAACCCCGACTGGGTCCACGTTTCATTCGTAAAAACTGGGAATAGAAAGCAAAAGCTAAAGGCCGTTCGGTCAAATGGCAAAACAACCTACTTACCTATTTAATGGAACTTACCAAAGTTGCTAAAAATCTGCATACTCTTTCGTTAAGCAAAGAGGAAAACAGAATAGCATTATTGTCCGACTTGCATTGGGATAATCCTAAATGTGACCGCAAAATGCTAAAGCGCCATTTAGATTACTGCCTAGAGCAAAATATCCCCGTTTTTATAAATGGGGATTTGTTTTGTTTAATGCAAGGCAAGGGCGACAAGCGCGGCAACAAGTCCGACATTTTACCAGAGCATAACAACGCTAAATATTTAGACTCAATTGTAGAAACGGCGGTAGATTGGTTCAGTCCCTACGCGCATATTTTAACGGTCATTGGTTACGGTAACCACGAAACCGCAATAATTAAATATCAAGAAACCGACATTTTGCAAAGGTTTGTCGATTTGCTCAATTACAAGAATAAATCGAGCGTATATACTGGCGGTTATACTGGTTGGCTAATTATCAAATACCAAGTAAGAACCAACACAATAATGAGCAAGACTATGAAGTACGGACATGGTTTTGGTGGGGGGGGGTTGGTCACACGCGGGGCCATAAACTTAACTAGAGCGCTAGAAATGTACGAAAACATGGACATTTTTGTAATGGGCCACATTCACGAAAACTCAAGCCGTAACGACGTAAGGGACGCTGTACATTACAACCAAGGAAAGCGCGTTTATGAGTTAACACAAAAGCAAATTCACTTGGCAATTACTGGCACCTATAAAGAAGAATATGGCGACGGCTCGCAAGGCTGGCACGTTGAACGCGGCGCCCCAATTAAGCCAATCGGAGGCCGTATTTTAACGCTGCATGGCGTATGCGAAAGAAGCAAAGAAGCCGACAATTACGACGTTTTAATAGACTCACATAAATTCCCGTTATGAAAGCAATTTTACAATTTAACCTCCCAGAGGAAACGCACGAATATTTGAACGCATCCCAAGGCGCTCAGATGAAATCAATTTTATGGGACGTGGACCAATGGTTACGCGCTAAGTTGAAATACGAGGAACTAGCCGACGGGCAATACGACGCATTTAAAGAGACGCGGGACCATTTACGCAGCTTATTAATCGAGGAAAATATAGATTTAGACAAATGAAGGATTTACTAGACGACGAACGAATTAGAATAGCGCTTTTAGCTTTTATTGCTGGCGTAATTTTAGCTTTTATTGTATTCCCAAAACGGGAACTAGAAACGGTTTATAAAACTACCGTTGAGCGATTAACCGATACTTTATACATCACGTCCAGCGATACGGTTTACATCCCTAAAACTAAAATAAAAACGGAAGTTTTGCGGGATACGGTACTAATAGATTTTAAGCCTAAAATTAGCGCGTTTACGGCGTCGTTTCCTTTTGAGTATGGAAGTACAAGCGTAAGCGGTGAAGTCTTGGGAGAGGTGCTTAAAATGACCGCTATAAACGATTATAAATTGCCAGTGGTTACCAACACAATTATCGAGACAAAAACGGAAACCATTATAAAGAAGAGCAAAGGTTTTTATCTGGGCGCGGCGGTTAACTCAGATTTAGAATTGGGCGCAAAGGTTTCTTATGTGGACAACAAATATTTGTTTAGTTACCAATTCCAACCCGTGACAAAAACGCACACTTTAGGCGTGTCTAAAAAGTTATTCTAAAGGTTAACAAAAGTTTGCAATTTGTAAACCTCTGAGTTGGTTGTTACCTTTTTAAATGGTTTTGTAACAAATACGCGAATGATTTGTTACAACTGTCGACAAACTGGCGACGTTTCAAAGGTAAAAAGCTGCAAAATTTACCCGCGTTACTCGGATTAATTCCGATAAGGTTAAAAATATTTTACAAAAACGGCATCTTTTGTGCATTATATTGCACATTAATAAGCAAAAAGTAGGTTAATGCATGGTTTTTCATGCGCTATAATTTGGCGCAACTGACGCAAAAATGCCGCAATATAGTTTAAAGACTATCCTTTAAATTGGCTTGCATTAACTTAATCATGTTCTGTTTCTCCTTTACGCTTTTCCAGTTGTGGGTGCCATCTAACTCGTCGTATTTACTGGCGTCCATTGCATGAATTTTTAATAAAACTAGGTAACCAATCAAGTCGTTTATAACGTCTTCGTCGTCGTGGTCTAATGACCCGTTTTTGATGCGTTTTAATTTGTCGTCTATGCGAATGAGTAGTCCGTCTTTTGCGGACAACTGACTAAACACCCCGAGCGGCTCGAGTGCGCTATTGCCGTACTTTTTATTTTTGGCAATTAGTAGGTCTTTAATCTCTAATAAAACGTCGGATACTTGGGCGCTAAACTCTAGCATAAACTTTTTGGAATGAGGTAAATTTTTCGCCTTTAATGTACTGGGACGTTCTGAATTTAGACCGTCCTTTTTTAACTAGCAGACCATCGGAAAACAAAACATAAAATTCATTTTCGGCAAACACTTCGTGTAAACTAAAAATTTCTTGCCAGTACTCTGGCGGCTTGCGGTTTTCGTCAATTACTTTGGTCGCGTTGCCAAAGCCGAACGGGTTTAAAATCTGGTCCTCATGCATACGCAAGTTAAAAGCATAAAAATTGAGACTTTAAAAAAAAATTGCTTTTTGTTGAATTTATTTTTAGTAATTGCTTGGAATATAAGGAATAAGTAATATCTTTGAATCAGTTATTCATCAAACAAGAACATCTAACCAAACTCACCATGAATTTAACAAGTTTTTCATCTTCAACTAAGGACCATCTAAGATTACAAGGAGCAAATACGGCTTGTAACAGACGGACAAGCGGAATCAACACTTACGGTTTTTCAGAATTTGCATTTTCTGCTAAATACGAACAGTCATGTTGTAAAAAATGCTTAGCGGCATACAAAAGAGAACTAGAAAACAAAAAATAAATCAAACGGCCCTTCGGGGCCTTTACTTAAACTTTAAAACCCATGAATTACGACCAAGAACAATTTTACGACCAAGAGGTCGAATTTACCTATGAGGGTAAAGAATACGTTTGGCAAGGCGATTACTCAGTTACCAACTGGGGCGAAGACGAAAGCGAGTACGCGCCATCATACGGCGAGGTTGAGGTATCAATCGACCACACCGCAAGCCTATCGTTTTACGACGATGACACCGAGTCGGTTTTTGAAGTAAAGCCAACGCCAAGCTTATTGGCAATCTTAGAAATTAAAATAGAACGCAACCTTTAAACAAAACAAAACCTATGGAAAAATCAGAAAGTATTCAACACCTTACCCAGTCCCTAGCCAAGTTTCACGCTATGGTTGGGCGCATTTCAAAAGATGCAAAAAACCCGTTTTTTAAAAGTAATTACGCAAGCTTGCCGCATATTATAACCGAGGTCAGCGAGCCGCTAGAAAAAGCGGGTTTAATCCTTAGCCAATTTCCAAACGGCGACGGCCTTACGACTATGCTAATACACGCGGAATCTGGCGAGTACATTTCGGCAACCTACACGTTGCAAGTTGTTAGACAGAACGACCCGCAAGCGCAAGGCTCGGCAATTAGTTACGCGCGGCGTTATGCCATTACAAGCATTTTAAACCTAGCAATAAGCGACGACGATGCAGAGGCGGCAACACGACCAGTAAGGCAACAACAAGCTGCTAAACAAGCCGTAAAGGTTGCACCAACGGAGGAACAGTTCGCTTACATTGTACGGTATTTAAACGGGACCGACGCGCAACGTAAACAAGCGCTCGAGGCGATTACCAAATACAATTTTAACAAGGACCAACAAGACACTTTAGACGGTTTAATATGAACTTATACGAAATAACACGGGAGGCGCTAGAGTTAGCCTCCCTACTTGAGACCGAGGAACTAACGCCAGAACTAGAGGCGGCCCTAGTAATTAACCAAGAACAGTTGCAAGCCAAGGCGGGCAACTATGCCAAGGTAATCGCAAACATCCAGAGCGATGCGGACGCAATAGACACCGAAATAAAGCGGTTAAAGGCAATGAAAGAAAGCAAAGAGCGAGCGATTGACAGACTAAAGGACGCGGTTAAAAACGCCATGTTGGTAAGCAATATCGACAAAATAGAATCGCCTTTATTTAAACTTGCCTTGCGCCGTAGCGAGTCGGTTGAAGTTGACTTGGTGGAGGCATTACCGAGCGATTTTAGGAACATTAAAAACGTGGTAACCGCTGACAAAGTAGCGATTAAAGAGGCTATTAAACGCGGCGAAAATGTCATTGGCGCCAGACTAATAGAAAACTTTAACTTACAAATAAAATGAGTCCAGATATTACGATGTGCGTGGGGACGGATTGTCCCCACAAAGAAACTTGTTACCGATACACGGCCAAGCCAAGCGACTACCAAAGCTATTTTACTAAGGCTCCAATTAAGGACGGCAAATGTGAAATGTACTGGGGTGAAAACGCTGAATCAGTTTATACTCAACTTAAAGAAATACTAAAATGAAACCACACTTATACTTGGGCAAGTTTATACAACGGCCCGCAGACTTGGCGCCAAAAGGTGTCGCCTCAACATACGACAAAGAGAAATTACCATTTAACGAAACATTCGAAAGGCTATGGAACTTAATGAAATGATGGACAAAATTAAGGCGCTTTACTTAGAGGGGTTAACTCGCAAAAAGATAGCCAAGGCGCTTGGACTAGACGACCAGAAAGTAGGCTATTTGCTTTATACCAAAATGAAACTACACGAAATTTACCCGCGCAAATTAATGGACGAAAACATATTTAACATTTTAACGGACCACCAAATTAGTAGAATTCTAACGCTGGCGACCTACGGGTACGACTGCAAAGAAATAGCAGAGGACCAAAAGCTTGAATTTCGCAAGGTTAGAAAGTTGCTAGACGTGGCCGAGGCTAAAAAAATGATTGAGAAAAAGGTTTAAAAAAATTGGCATTTATAATTTATTAATTAGTTTTACGAAACATTTAAACAAACACCTATGGAAAAAGTAACCCAATTCGGCCCTAAATATGGGCCAATGACAAAAAAAGGCGCTAAGTATATGTACGATTTTTATTCTGCTGAAGCGGTAATTGGTACAATTGACTGGCCAACCGCTAAAAAAATGATGGACTTTTATAAAATGTACCTATGAAAACACTTGGAAAAATTATTTACTTTATTGTGGCATTATCGCCATTCTTTGCGCTCGGCTATATGCTTGGCCTTAAATTACTTTAACATTTTAACTAAAACACACCTATGGAAAATTTAACTTTAAAAATCAGCACAACAACAACCAGCACGGTTATAATTCCGCGCTACTTTCTACGCAGTAACGGCGATTACTATAAATTGATTGACGAAAAAACCTACATAAATGTGGTTTACTACGGCGAGGACGTTTTACAATATAGCTTATATTTATACCCTAAAATCGTGGTTTATTCAATTGACATATTGCACGGCTTAGACGTTATGAGTTTAAAGCAAATAACAGAGGAAGAATTTTATACCGCTTATTATCAAGCCAAAAATCTAATAGAAAAACTCGCTGAAATATGAAAGCTACCGACTCACAAAACGCGCTAATTAAAGGCTGGTTATTAAACGGATATTCAATTACCCAGCTAGAGGCTTTAAACCAGTTCGGTTGCTTTAGGCTTGCCGCTAGAATTGCGGACCTTAGAGACCAGAGTCTAAACGTGGTAACTGAAATAGTTACGTTGGAAAATGGTAAACGAGTTGCACGATATTTCTTGAAAAAATGAGACGACGCAACCTAACCGAATACGAAAAAGAGTTAATCTTTGAAAAATGGCAAGACCGTACTCCGACCAAGGTAATTGCTTTGGAACTAGGGGTTAGTTACGCTTGCGTATATTTTCAACTAAAGAAGCGTTACCTCGTTGGATAATTCAAAAAGAATTATATTTGTGTATTGAATTATTCTTGAGGTGAGAGGCAAGAATAATTCCCTAGGTTGATACCTAACCGCCCGACAGTCTCTCACCTGTTGGGCTTTTTTATTTCCAATGAAAAAAGAAGCTTATTACTTTTCGCACGATTCAAACGCGAAAGATGACCCAAAGATTTTACAACTACGGATGGAAATGGGTTGGGAGGGTTACGGCTTATTCTGGGCCTTAATTGAATTGCTTAGAAACGAAAGCGACCACCGTATGCGAACGCATTACAAAAGCATTGCATTCGCATTGCAAACGCATGAGGATAGCATTAAAAAGTTAATAAACGATTTTAATTTATTTGAAATTGAAGATGATTATTTATGGAGCGAAAGCCTTTTAAAACGCATGGAATTGAAAGAAGAAAGGTCCGAAAAGGCCAGAGAATCGGCCAAGAAACGTTGGAATAAGGATAACGATGCGAACGCAATGCCAACGCATAGCGAACGCAATGCGAATGCAATGCAATTAAAGGAAAGTAAAGGAAAAGAAATTAAAGAAAATCAAGAAAAAGAAAACAAAGTAAATGAGGATTCACATAATGCGATTTTTCGTGAATTATGGAATAATAAACTTTGGCTGGAAGGATTAGCAATAAATTGGAAAGCCGATTTAAAAGAAGTTCAAGACCATTTAAATACCTTTAGAAAAGAATGCATTTTAAAAGCGGATTTTAAAGAAAACGAAAAGCTTGCAAAGGAGCATTTTTTTAATTGGGTAAAAAGAGGGAACCCAATACCAAAAAAAGAAAGCTTAAAAGAAAACGTATTTGCAAAACTTTATAAACAAGAATTAGAAAAAGAGCAATGAAAAAGACAATTTTAAAACACTTGCAAAAAATGGAATTTGTTTGCGGTCTTAAACAATTTAAAGAGTACAAAGAGCAAGACGCGACCGAATTAATCGAATGCCTAAACGACCTATTTAAAAAATTTGGTTGGATGACAGACGAACGCGTAGACTACATTTTGCACGCTGGACTTAGGGGCCAGTACGGCGATTTTTACCACGTCAACGAAAAGACAGTAAACGGCTGGATTAACCAATATTACCAGCATCACCAAAGCCAAATTGTAATGGAAATACAAAACCAAAACAACAAAGACAAAGAGCCGAGCGCCGAGGAAATCGAGTACTGGCTAGAGATTGGTAAAAAAATTTTTCGAGAGAATTACCAACACGCCAAAGAAACGGGATATTGCAAAGATATTGCGGAGTGGGGCGTAAATTGGTTTAACAAGTTTCAAGAAAAAGGAATTTTAAAACCTTGGCTTTACAACCTAGAGGAAATTGAAAAAGAAGTGCGCAAAGAATTGCGATTAACTAAACATTGGGTCGAGGAATCCTCAGTCGGCGCCAAGTCAAAGAATAAGATTTGGAAACTATTTATTTTGGAATCGATTAAAGAAAATAAAAATTTAGACAAACTAATTTAAACAACTAAAACAATGGGAAAGATTTTCGGCGGTAATGCCAAAGTAATTACAACAAAGTATGGCGAAATGTGGAAAGTTAGCCAAAACCGCAGCGACTTAGAAAAGTTATTGCAGTACATGAATGACAACGATACCGAATGGGTCAACCTAGACATTAAGGAAAAGCCGCAAAAGGTCGAAGGCAAGGCAACGCATTATTTGGAACTTTACCAAAAGGACAATTTAGAGAATAAGCCAAAGGAAAAAAACGACTGGGTCCCAGTTGTAGCTAAAAAAGAAATAATCGAAAAATATGAAAAGGATACTTTACCTTTTTAAACCTAGCCAAGAGAATCTATTTAGCGCCGTTAACACGGTGCTAGGTATTTTTATTTTGATGCATTACAAAGTCGAATTTGGACTTTTGTTTATGGTTTTGGTTGCATTGTTTACCATTGCAATGGACTTGGTTTTTAAGTGGTGTAAATGATTATCTTTAATTTAAACCACAAACCGCTAAGCGTAAATGAGGCGTGGCAAGGTCGCAGATTTAAGACTCCAGCTTACAAATCTTACGAGGAATTTATTTTGCTAAGTATGCCAAAGGCAAAAATCGAAACCGAGCAAATGCTAAGGATTGAGTTTTTCTTTGGTTTTAGCAACAAGGCAAGCGACTTGGATAACCCCGTTAAATTGCTTTTGGATATTGCGCAAAAGAAATACGGCTTTAACGATAAAAACGTTTTTGAGTTAAACGTGCGCAAATGCATTGTAAAGAAGGGCGACGAATTTATACAAATGGGGATTTACAACCTATTGCCGTTTTAAACAAAATCTTTGCTTTTGGTTGGATAATAATTAAAAACTTATATTTGTGATATAGTTAGGTGGCGGAATTAGACGCGCATTGGAACTGCTTGTTAAAAGTAATGGAATACTGAGATAACCTTAGGTATTCGTGCAAGTTTTAATCTTGCCCTAACTACAAAATAAAAGAAACCAAAATGAGTTTAGACGAAGGGCGACTAATTAGAAAAATCCGTAAAAATTTAAACATTACGCAGCTGGATTTGGCGCAAAAAATTGGATTAAGCCACCAACCTATTAACCAATTTGAAAATGGTTTTGAATCTATAAGCGTTCACAATTTGCGTAAAATTTGTGACGCGTTAGGGTTAGAAATTATAATTAAAATAAAAAAATGAGGTTAGGCGACCAGACCCGCCCGTAATTCTGGTGTGAGTTGTTAACGGGTAACCTCTAAATTTAAAAATATGTCTCAAAGATTGCCGAAATTAAAGCTTGATTACTCGTTAGAAATTAGATACCGATTAAGGGACGGCAACTGGTCCGCATGGAGTAACAAAGGCCAAGGCATATTTGTAAACATTGAAATGGTCCAGCGCCAGATTAGACTACTAGCCAGCGCTTACCAAGGCAGAGAAAAAGAGGTAAAGTTTGAAAAAAACGGAAAGCTTTGCGACTTTTCTGGAAATGTGACCAATCAAGTAATTACGTTATTATAGTTTAATATAGGTTTATTTTGGGTTTTTGTTTGACTGAAAAGCCTTGGCCGCGTGGCCGAGGTTTTTTTCTACCTTTAAAAAAAAAAAATATGCAAATAAATAATTTAGGATTTTGGGAAACTACCGACGGGACTGGACACATTCACGACCGCAGTCTAGCCAATGCGCTAACGCAATACCTTTTGGATAACGAAATTAAAACCGTTGTCGATTTTGGGTGCGGGATGGGAGACTATGCGAAGGCGTTTAAGGCATCAAATTTGACCGTGGAGGCGTTCGATGGGAATCCGAATACGGAAGCACTAACGGAAGGTATTGGCAGCGTCCTAGACCTATCTAAGCCGTTCTATTTAAAAAAGAAATTCGACGCAGTATTGTCGCTGGAAGTTGGCGAACATATCCCATCAGAATTTGAGGACATATTTATTACCAACATAACCAAGCACGTTAGAAAAACGCTAATTATTTCGTGGGCAATTGAAGGCCAAGGCGGGAGCGGACACGTTAATTGTAGAAATAACGATTACATAATTGCAGACATTTGCGACCGTGGATTTAAGTATAACGAGAAACATACCAAGCATTTACGAGAAGCCGCAACAAATGCGTCGTGGTTTGGATACACTTTGATGGTTTTTAATAAGGTCTAGCGGTGGCTGGACTTTTTTTTATCTTTGTAATATGAGCGGACGACCTAAAGAAATATTTGATTTACCAGAAAATTGGTATAATGAGGTTTTAAACCTTTACAAAGAAGGCGCCTCAGACGTGGAAATTAAAGCGCTAATTTATCAATGGAGAGGCTCATTTTCAAATGACCTTTGGGACCGTTGGATTAAAGAAGAGGAGCAATTTTCGGAAACCATAAAAATGGGTAAGCTAATTTCTGAAGCTTGGTGGACTAAATCGGGTCGTAAAAACTTGGAAAATAAAGACTTTAGTTATACTGGTTGGTATATGAATATGAAAAACCGATTTAATTGGACTGATAAGCAATCGGTAGACGTTACAAGTCTTGGCGATAAGGTAACCCCTCCAATTCAATGGCTTAAAAGCGAGTAATGAATTCAATTAAATTGTTGGATAAATACCAACCTCTTTTTTTTGACATACCGCAAACGCGTTATTTTTTAGTTACTGGCGGCCGTGGGTCTGGCAAGTCGTGGACCTTGTCTATGTTTTTGCTTAACCTTACTTACGAGGAGGGCCACGTTATTCTCTTTACCCGTTGGACTTTGACCTCTGCGTTTATTTCAATTATTCCCGAATTTATCGACAAAATAGAGTTAATGAATAAAGACGGCGACTTTGAAATTACCCAGAGCGAAATAATTAACAAGGTCACGGGGTCTAAAATCTTATTTCGAGGCATTAAAACCAGCCAAGGCACGGCAACGGCTAACCTAAAGTCAATCGCTGGCGTAACAACTTGGCTATTAGATGAAGCTGAGGAACTGGTAGACGAAGACATTTTCGACCGCATCGACTTATCGGTTAGGGCCGTAGACAAGCCAAACCGAGTGTTGCTAGTAATGAACCCAGCAACCAAAGAACATTGGGTATATAAGCGCTTTTTTGAGGATTATGCCGTTAACTCTGGATTTATCGGAGTTAAAAACGATTGTACTTACATCCATACGACTTACCTAGATAACGTTGACAACCTAAACCCAACCGTTATAAATCGTTTTGAGGTCATGCGCGAGCGCAACCCAACCAAGTACAACCATATTGTTATGGGCAACTGGATGGACAAAGCCGAGGGCGTTATATTTGAAAATTGGAAAATTGGCGATTTAGATACGTCTTTACCTTTTGGTTTTGGCATGGACTTTGGATTTTCAGTCGACCCAACGACATTAATTAAGGTTGCCGTAGACGAAAACAACGGAATAATCTATTGTGAGGAATGTTTTGTCGAGGTTGGCCTTACAACTACCGACATAGCCAAGCGCATTGGTAAGCATTGCCAGCCTAACGAAATGATTGTAGCCGATAGCGCCGAGCCAAGGCTAATAAATGAGGTTTACAACATGGGTTTTAATATAATCCCATGCACCAAAGGCCCCGATTCGGTAAGGTATGGCATTATGAAAATGCAAGACTACCAAATAGTGGTAACCTCAGAAAGTAAGGCAATTATAAAGGAATTGAACAACTATATTTGGAGCGACAAGCGAAGCGATACGCCGCGGGACCAATACAACCACACAATCGACGCTATACGTTACGCATTCGATAAGCTATCAATTACCAAATTTTGGCACGTTTAGAATATTAAATCAATTTTTTATATTAATCCCCTATTTTTACAAAAAAAGAATTACGGAATGACTTATATAGACCGCCTAAAATCCCTAGTTGGAATCAGCAAGAAAGACGCCACATATTTAAACGCCGTTTTCCCGTACTTGGGTAACAACGTAATTTGGACCGCACCGACAACGCAAAATTTTATAGAAAAAGGTCTTTACCTTAACTCAGACCTTTATTCCATTATCAATTTAATAATTAACAAACTTTCGTCGGCGCCTTTGATAACCTACGAAATTAAGGACCAAAAAGCTTTTAATTATTACAAGACCATGAGCGGAGGCGCTGGTAATTCTGGCGCCAAATGGTCAGCTGAAAAGCTACGCACAAAAGCAATGGAAGAGGTAAGTATTCCAGAATTCGACAAGCTTTTAAAGAAGCCTAACGAGTTCCAGACTTGGGATATGTGGCTAAAAGAAGTTGCCGCCTTTCGTTTGATTACTGGTAACGCTTATATGTACGGCGCCCGTCGTGGCGGTCAAGAAAATGCGCCAATAATTGCGCTTTATTCCTTGCCGTCTCAATTCATGGAGATTATTTCTGGAGGTCTAAACCAACCGATTAAAGAATACCGATTAACCTACAATGGTTACGAGCGAATCAATGCCAAAGACGTTGGACACTTAAAAAATATAAATTTAAGCTACACGGCTGGAACGGCTAACCATCTTTACGGCGCCTCACCTTTGCGGTCCGCAGTTCGTGACCTTACAACATCTAACGACGGAAAACAAGCGCTTTTGTCTATGCTGCAAAACATGGGAGCGCGTGGAATACTAACGGGCGACGGTACTGTTAACATTACCAGAGAGCAAGCGCAAGGCCTTAAAGAGGATTACGCGTCTAACTACCAAGGTGCAAATAGAGCGGGCGACGTTATTATTACGCCAGCCAAATTAAGTTGGGTTCAGATGGGAATGAACGCCGTGGATATGTCAATTATAGACACGCAAAAAGTAATTTTACGTTCTCTTTGCCGCGTTTACGGCGTCGATGCAAAGCTACTTGGCGACACCGAGGCAAGTACATTTAACAACACCGAGACGGCTTACAAGGCCCTAATTAATAACGTTGTGAGACCGTTGCACGTTGAAATTAGAGACGTGTTAAACAATTGGCTTTTGCCAAGCTATGGCAAGAGTAATTATTTTGTCGATTTTGATTACATGGCCTATCCAGAAATGCAAGACGACATGGACAAGTTGGTGCAACAACTTTCGGCGGCTTACTGGTTAACACCAAACGAGAAACGCGCGGCAATGAACTACGGCGAGTACGAAAATGACTTAATGAATAAACCATTTATCCCTCAAGGCTTAATGGTATTAGATGAATTTGGAGGGCAACCAATCGAAAACATAGACAACGCTGGGGATTATGCCACGACCAACGCGTAAAGAGTTAGCGCTAGCCAATCAACTGGATGCGCTGCAAAGACGTTACGAAAGGCGATACGAAAAGCAAATTTACGCGGCTTTAAAAAAGCAGTTGCAACCGTACTTGGATGCAATTAAACAAGCGCCAGCTAATATAAATCAATTCGACCTAATTACGCCCGCGCCTTTAGCTGACGTTTTAGAAAGCCTTTACGTTACGGCTGGCGTTGCCTATGCCGAGGCAATGTATAACGCAATACAACCGCCAAGCAAAGCCACAAAAGAAACGTTACGCGCTGGTTGGCGTGACTTTATGCGGCGTTTTGCCGTGACTAATTTAACGGGGTTATTGCTAGACATAAACCGCACGTCGGTTGCGTTAATCGAGCGACTTGTTGCGGCTGGATTACAAGAAGGAAAAGGCGTTTTGGATATTGCGCGAAGCATAGAGCAAACCGTTGGCTCAATATTTATAAACCGAGCCAAGTTAATCGCTCGGACTGAAATGGTAAAGGCTACCAATACCGCCGCCATGCAATCGGCTGCGACGTCCGATTTTATGTACGAAAAAAAATGGGTACCAGCAAGCGACCAGCGGACACGGCCCGACCATTTGGCAATGCTTAACTCGGATTGGATTCCTTTTAACGCAAAATTTATTGTTGGCGGTATTGAAATGGACCGACCAGCGGACCCAAGCGCGCCAGCGTCGCAAGTTTGCAACTGTCGTTGTAAAGTTGTATTTAGATTAATGCGAGACGTTGACGGCTTACCAATTCGTAAATGATTGCAAAGGTTATAAACTTAGATTCGCGCCGCGATAAATGGCGCGCTTGCGAAATGGAATTAGGCCCGCATTTTGAACTTGAGCGCGTGCCAGCTATTAAAAACGACTGGGGTTGGCTTGGATTGTGGCAAACATTTAAAAAGATATTTGCTCAAGCTGACGGCGACATTTTAATTTTTGAAGACGACGCAACTTATCGAGGTTGGGCGACAAATTTAGAAAACGCAATAAAGGATTTACCAGAGGGTTGGGAAATGATAATGCTAGGGGCCAATATTAAAGACCAAAGGTTAGACAGAATAAACAACACCTTGGCCCGTACTTACGGCGCTTGGACAACTCACGCAATTTACTACTCGCATAGCCTATGCAAAGAGATGGCAACCTTGGATTTAACCGTGCCAATTGACGAATATTTTAGGACAGTTGTCCACCCACGCGGGAACAGTTACGTTGTTTACCCGTTCCTAAGTTACCAGCGCCCAAGCAACTCAGACATTGAGGGAGGTTATAAAGATTATACCAGCCTATTCCAAGAATCGGAAAACAGAGTGCGCGATTTTGTCAATCAATAATTTATTGGTTTGGTTTATTTATTTAGACTTTTATTTTTACAAAAAAAGAAGCAATGATTTACAAGAATATAAGCAGCGGAATAATTGAGGACGTAGACGACGTTAAAGGCATCGTAACGGGTTACTTTTCCGCGTTCAATAACATTGATTCGGACGGCGACGTTATCGTTTCTGGCGCTTATAAAAAGACCGTAGGCGAAAACGGACCAATGGGCCGCAATCGAATAATGCACCTTTTGCAGCATAACCCGTTAATGCCGTTGGCTAAGCCTACCGAATTAATGGAGGACGCTAAAGGTTTGCGTTTTGTTTCTAAGATTACCGAAACCAGCTACGGCAAAGACGTAATAAAGCTTTACTCTGAGGGCGTATTTAACGAGCATTCCGTAGGCTTTGAAATTGTAAAAAGCGACAATAAGGCGGGTTACCGCGAGATTAGAGAAATTAAACTTTGGGAGGGTTCAACAGTTACATGGGGAGCCAATCCAAACACCCCGATTGAGTCAATGAAAAGTTGGGACAAGCCAAAGAGCGAGGAAATGATTGCAAAGTTTTGCGGCATTCTTAGAAATGGCAACCTTACCGACGAATCAATGATAACTTTGGAAATCGGATTAAAGCAAATTCAAGAACATTTAAAGGCATTGAACACTAAATCAGTTTTGGCCGTAGAATCCGACGCAAGTCAATTCACCACCGTACAAGACCCGACTTTGTCAATGGCTTTGGAGTTCGAATATATACCTAAACTTAAAAAATTTATTTAACAACAAAATGGAAGCAATCACAAAACAATTAGATTCTGTTTTAGCGAAATTGGAAGGCAACGAAGCGTTGATTTCCGACGTTAAAGCAATGAAAGAAGCTGGCGAAGAATTCAGAAAAAACCTTAGTGCTGAAACCGCAAAGCTAAACGAAAAGGCAACCGCGCTACAAAGCCAGTTGGACCAAGTAGACGCAAGAACGCAAGCGGGTTTCGCAAGCGCTCAAAAAGGTTATTCTTTTTCTAGCGAACTAGAGAAGGCATTTAACTCTGACGCATTCGGAAATTACAAAAGCGGAAACGCTAACAAAGTAAAGTTGGACCTTGAATTGAAAGGCGCCGACATGACAGTTGGAAACGCTTACACTGGCGAAGTTATCCCAGCTGACAGAGTTCCAGATTTGAAGTTTACGCCTAACCGTAAGGTTAACGTTCGTCAGTTGTTGCCAGTTGGTCAAACCTCTAGCAACCTAATCCGTTTCGTTCGCGAATCAGCTTACGACAACGCTGCGGTTCCAACTGCTCAAGGTTCTGCAAAGCCTCAGTCTGATTTTGACCTAACTGCGGTAGACCGTTCAATCCGTACAATCCCTACTTTTATGAGATTGACTAAAGAAATGTTGGACGATACCCCAGGCCTTATCGCTTACCTTTCTAGCCGTGCGCCTAGCAAACTTTTGAACATCGAAGACACGCAAATTCTTTACGGGTCTGGTTCTGGTCAAAACTTGCACGGTTTCGCAACTGACGGGTCTGCATATACCAACGTTGCTTTTGGTACTACAATCAATAGATTTGACGTTTTAGCCGCTGCGGTAGTTCAAACTACTAAAAACGAATATTCGCCAAATGCAATCATGATTAACCCAACGGATTACCTTAGACTAGTTTCGACTAAGGAAACCGCTGGCGCTTATGTGTTGCCGTCTTATGTTTCAATGAGCGCTGGACAAATGTTTATCATGGGAGTACCAGTTTACGCAATCAATGGCGTTGTTGCTGGCGATTTCTTCGTTGGAGATTTGGCGCTTGGTTCTCAGTTGTTCGTACGTCAAGGCGTTACGCTTGAATTCTTCGAGCAAGATGCTGACAACGTTACTAAAAACTTTGTAACTGTTCGAGTTGAGGAAAGAATTGCGCTTGCGGTTTACACATCTCAATCCATCGTTTACGGAAGCTTTGCCGCGGCTTTGGCCTCTGGCTCTGGTAACTAATTTCATAGGTTAGTTTTAGTTGAAAATTCCCGCACAATTGTTGTGCGGGTTTTTTTATTTATCTAAAAATCAATAGGTTTACCAAAACCAAACCAATAATTTATGAATGTTGTCTTTTTTGTACACGCGTGGGCGGGAACGCATAACTCGGGCGCCGAGTGGACCGTTCAGCATTACGCTAAATTCTTGCACCAAAAGGGGTGCAATATTGAAGTAATTTTACCCGAGAATCAGATTTACCCAGACGGCGAAAAGTTCGCTTTTCTAAAATTCATTACTGGCTATTATTCTAACGATTTCTTTTTAGCCTTACAAAATGCCGACGTAATATTTACCCATTTAGACAGTACTGGCGTAGCAATAAATTGGTCTCGAACGTTTAAAAAGCAATTGATTTTTTTAAGCCACAACGACCACGATTACAGAAACGTAAGGTTTAAGGCTAACAATATCCACGTCGTTTATAACAACAAAGCAAACGAAAAGAACGTAGGCGGCGGGCCTTACCCTAACGCGTCAGTTGTTTGCAAACCGCCAATCTTTGCTGACGACGTAAAGTACAATCGTAAGCACGGGCAAAACGTGACGTTGATAAATTGCAACGAAAATAAGGGCGGCCATATTCTTGTTGAACTTGCCAAGCGATTGCCAAAGATTAAATTTCTTGGCGTGCTAGGTAGCTACGGCGAGCAAATCATTGACGACACTTATAAAAATTTAAAGTACGTTCCACAAACGCCAGACGTTCATTTAATTTACGGCAAATCAAACATCGTTTTAATGCCAAGCGATTACGAAAGTTATGGGCGCGTTGCATTGGAGGCGGCTATAAATCGGTTGCCAGTTATTTGCACACCGACAGACGGATTAAAGGAATGTCTTGGGGCCGCTGGTCTTTACTTTGACCGCGACGACATTGACGGCATGGCCAAAAAAATCGACGAATTAATGAACGACGAAATTTTGTACGATTTTCACCAGAATATTATGCGCAACCTAGCCGACGAACGGCTAAAATACCAAGAAGAAGAATTGGAAAGGTTTTATACCTTTATCGTTGACAAAGCAAAAAGAACATACAATGAGTGATTTACTATTTACACCTAGCAACGGGTCATTTACTGGCTATTCTGTCCAATTAACAACGGGCGGAATTACTGAACCAGTAACATTGCAAGAAGCAAAAGACTACGCAAGAATTGACGGGTTTACAGAGGACACGCTAATTACTAGCCTAATAACTATGGCTAGGACACATTGCGAGTCTTATATTGGCAAATGTATTGTTTCAAAGACGGTTACAATTGATTCGTTTACGTTCCCGTATCAGTTCCAAATGCCTTATGGACCGCTAACAAACATTTTAAATATTTCTAAATGTGTAACAATTGACCAAAACGGAGTCGAAACGCCATTAAATTACCAAGTAAACGCGGGTCTTTTTCCTAAATTATTTATTCTTGGCGGCGCCCAAAGCTACAAATTTAAGCTAGTTTATACGGCTGGATTTACCACGGTTCCTGAAGACATAAAACTCGCCATTAAAATGCTAGTAAATACGCTTTATGAACGCCGCGAGGACGTAATTGTTGGTACTATTGTGGCCGATTTCCCGTTAGGCGTAAAGGCTTTGTTGATGCCTTATAAAACTTATAATTGGTTTGGCGCGTGAGGACTAACAACGAACTTAAAGCGGGCGATTTACGCGAACGTATTTCGTTTTACAATTCAAATTTAACCGCAGACGGTTACGGCGGTTTTTATTCCGCCTCTGGCTTGGCTTATACTTGTTGGGCAAAGGTAACTAACCAAAGCGGCACGCGTCAAAATAGCGAGGACCAAATGGTTATTAAAAACCAATGGGAGGTTATTATTAGAGACA